TAGTTGGGTAGGGCGACTCTCGCCGCCCTACTTATTGGTTGATTAGAACTTGAACTTAGGCTTCGCAGATGACTTAGGTTTCTCCGCCTCTACATCTACCTTAGCTATTGATAGTTTGCCGAATTTGTAGGCAAAGGCCATTGTCTCTGTGGACTCTATCATGCTTTGCTTGCGAAGTTCGTTTATGAACTGTGTCTGAAAGGACAATTTTGTATCCATTGCCTTTTTGTTAAGATCACGATACTCATTGTATCGTTTCTTAAGAGCCGCGCTCATTGAGTCCACGTCTACTTCGTGCCAAGTTAAGTTAGTTTTTGAATTAGCCATTGCTAATCTCCTTATAGTTTGGTGCAGTGCCACCTTTCAAAGAACTGTCTGTTGGGTCACTGTCCCTGTCGACAATTATCTTTTCCCATATTAATTTAAAAATGTAAAGTTTCGCTACCTTTGCCCTTGTTTATAAAGAGTTTTATTTTTAAGAGGTAGGGGGGAGGGGGGGTAGTTGGACTGGCAAATTTTCTTGCCCCCCTTAATATAGTAAACCTCTCATAGCACGACCCAAAAAAAGGAAGGTGTAAAGTTTGTATACTTTGTAATTAAATTTGCTTGCCGATTCCGCACAATGCACCTATAGTTGCCACAAAGAGAGGTATCAGAATGGATAACCTACCGTTATTTCATACCAAGTGGTCTGATCGTTTAGCCTTTGATATAGCATTAATGCTTGAAGGCAGCGGTGAAACAGTCGACGAAGTTAAACAGCGCCATAAAGTAAGTGGTCAAGATATATCTGGGTACAAGAATGACCCGGTATTTATGAAGCGTGTAAGCGCATATCGGGACGATATTAAGGAAAAAGGCCTTACTTTTAAGCTAAAAGCGCGTGCTCAAGCAGAAGAATTGCTTACTACTTCGTGGACTTTAATACACAATCCAGACGTATCTGCTGCTGTTAAAGCAGATTTAATTAAGTCTACAGTTAAGTGGGCGGGGTTAGAGACGAAAGCCGATGATGGAGATGCGGGTGCAGCAGGGGGAGTTAAGATAACTATAAACCTAGGCGGCCAAGATAAAACTATGACGGTGGATCATGAAGTAGAAGACGTTGAGGTTTCTAATGTTGGATAAGTTTGACGGAGATTATAAAGGGTTTCCTGCAGCTAGGTTCAATAACGTGACAGACTACAATACATTTAGACTACTGCTTATTCGCGCAGGATATTCATTTAAGACTGCGATTATACCAGCGAAGAAAAATCGTAGAGCTAGGGAGATAATTATAATGTTGCTTCATACTATACCTCCGGGGGTTTCTAATGGCACTTGACATAAGTTACACTCCTCCTGCTACAGGTGAGAAATTTATGAACTCGGAAAAAAAGATGCGGGTGCTTATGGGGCCGGTTGGCTCCGGTAAGTCCGTGACTTGTTCATTTGAAATTATACGGCGCGCTTCTATGCAGAAACCTGACGCTACAGGTAAGCGGCGAACTCGTGCAGCTGTTGTTCGTGAGACTGCCAGGCAGCTACAGGATACAGTTATTAAAACTTTTCTTGACTGGTTTCCCCCTGGGGTGTGCGGACGTTACATGCGTACGACTAAAACTTATTTTTTTGAAGTCGGTGATGTTGAGTGTGAGATAATGTTTCGTGCGCTGGACGATGCAGATGATGTAGCTAACCTTAACTCTTTAGAGCTTTCGTTTGCGTGGTTCAACGAGTGTAGAGATATACACCCTGACATTGTTGATGCGATGTCTAAACGTATTGGGCGTTTTCCTAGTTCTAAAGACGGCGGCCCAACGTGGTATGGTATGTGGGGTGATACAAACCCGCCAACTATGGATACGTGGTGGTACTATCAGATGGAACAGATTGACCCTAAAGATGGAGTAGGTACTAATGATAACGGTTGGGACGTATTTAAACAGCCAAGCGGACGAAGTGCGTTTGCTGAGAACATTGAGAATTTACCTGACGGGTATTATGATACACAGGGGCGTAGTGAAGAATATATCCGTGTATTTATTGATGGTGACTACGGCCTAAGCTCTGCAGGTCAGCCTGTGTATAAGTATTTTAGGCCAGACTACCATATGGGTAAGGGTTCTTTGCGCCCTATTAGTAACGGTGTAAGACCTATTGTAGTTGGCATGGATTTAGGGTTGACTCCAGCAGCAATTATAGGGCAACAAGACCCCCGTGGACGAGTCCTTGTATATGACGAAGCTGTTAGTTTCGACATGGGCGTGCAAAGATTCGTTCGCACGATACTAAAACCCCTGTTATATGAGCGTTTTTCCGGTATTCCTGTGATTATTGTGGTCGATCCGGCAGGTGTACAGCGTGCGCAGACCGACGAACGTAGTGCTGTGGACATCATAAAAGCAGAAGGATTACGCGTTATTGCCGCTAAAACCAACAATGTTAGTGCAAGACTTAGTTCAGTAGATGATTTTCTTATGCGACAAGTAGATGGCGACAGTGCATTTGTAGTAGACCCTCGTTGTTCACAGCTAAAAGCTGCGATGATGGGCGGGTATAGGTTTCATAAAAAGAATGGGACTATAGATAAAAACAAACATAGCCACGTTGCCGAAGCCTTACAGTACTTTATGCTACATGTAGGCTCTGCATCTGACGGGGACTTACTAGCTAGGCGCAGGGAAATAAAAACTGTGTCAGCAGGAGGATGGACATGACAAGACTTGACACATTATGTTGTGTGTGTTACGCCATAGGCGTGTTACTACACAAGCTCTCCCTCTCAGGCTTGTTTTTATGACTATTTTGCCCCCGCCATCTCCTCATCTCTGGCGGGGGTTTCTTTTACTTGCATGAAAACTTGACTAGATGTATAACTATATACATATTGTAATAAGGAGTACACACAATGCCTAAAGGAAAACCAATGGGTTACGGTAAACCAACCAAAAAAATTAAAACGGGTAAGTAAATATGGCGGGTCTTTCTATGTTACGTGTTGTTAGCAATGACGATATGGTAAAAGCTGAAGAAGCTAAAATCCGTAGTGATATGGAAGACCGACAGAATAGCGAGCTTATACTTGGACTTGCAGCACACGTTAAAGCGTGTTGGAATCCTGCACGTATAGCTAAGAAACCCATAGAAAACATAATGTTACGTGCCCTTAGGCAACGTAACGGTGAGTATGAAGCTGACAAACTTAGTCAGATCAAAGCTCAGGGCGGCTCAGAAGTATACATGATGTTAACAGAAGTTAAGTGTCGTGGAGCAGAGAGTTGGCTCAGAGATATTTTGTTGGACACAGGTTCTCCTCCCTGGGACTTAAACCCTACACCTATTCCTGACCTTGGCCCTGAGCAAGAAGAAAAAATAAAAAACATTTTTGCGCAAAGCGTAATAAAAGTTTTGCAGACATCAGGTCAAGCACCCAGTGAAGAAGAAATGGCAGAGCTTGAAGAAGTTGCTGCACAAGATTTTAGATTTGCCGTACTACAAGAAGCACAAAATCGTGCTGATAAAATGAAATTAAAAATTAACGATCAGTTTGCCCAAGGTGGTTGGGCTGATGCGTTTGATGAATTTATTACTGACATGGTTACCTACCCGTCAGCTTTTATAAAAGGCCCAGTAGTACGACGACAACGTGTTTTAGGTTATAGCCGAGCGTCAGATGGTACTACTATTGTAGAAGGTACTGAGCGTTTAGGCCCTGAGTATGAACGTGTTAACCCCTTTAATATATACCCAGAACCTGGTATTACACATATTAATGAAGGGTATATATTTGAACATCACCCTATGAGCCGTAGTCAATTGTCTGATCTTATTGGCGTACCTGGCTATGATGAAGACGCTGTACGAGAAGTTTTAAAAATTGGTAATGGCCAGTCTTGGATCAATGAAGATGTAAAGTTACAAGAAGAAGAGCAGGAACGTAAGTACTATTCTTATGAATCTCCTACAGAAACCTTTGATGCTTTAGAGTTTTGGGGTAAAGTTAGTGGCGAAATGTTACTAGACTGGGGTTTATCAGAGGAAGATATACCCGATCCTGCTAAAGAATACGATGCAAACGTGTGGGTTGTAGGTAATTATGTTATAAAAGCACTACTAAACTACGACCCTTTAGGCGAAAAACCATATGTTAAAACGTCATTTATTAAAGCTCCAGGCGCGTTCTGGGGTAAAGGTATACCGGAAATCATTGAAGACTTACAGAATGTTTGTAATGCAGCAGCACGTTCCCTTGTCAACAATATGGGACTCGCGTCTGGGCCTCAAGTTGAAGTTAACCTTGAGCGTATCCCTCCTAATGAGGACATTACGCAATTACATCCTTGGAAAATTTGGCAGGTAACTAACGATCCTTTAGGTTCTAGCGCTCCAGCTGTAAGGTTTTCACAACCTGATTCTCGTGCTAATGAGTTAATGGGTGTTTACGATAGGTTTAGTAAACTAGCGGACGACCATTCAGGCGTTCCATCCTATGTTACAGGTGATCTTAATGTATCCGGTGCAGGTCGTACTGCTTCTGGATTGTCTATGCTTATGGGCTCAGCCGGTAAAGGTATACGTCAGATTGTTATGTATATAGATAACGATGTTGTCCGTCCTATTGTACAGCGGCAGTTTGTATATAATATGAGATACGACGAAGATGAGTCTATTAAAGGTGATGTAGAAGTACTAGCCCGTGGCGCTATAAACTTAGCTGTTAAAGAAACATTAAATGTTAGACGTGTAGAGTTCTTAAACGCTACTGCTAATCCGATTGATGTGGAAATTGTAGGTCAAGATGGTAGAGCAGCTTTACTACGTGAAGTAGCTAAAGGTTTACAAATGCCTGTAGATGACATTGTACCTTCAAGAGAAAAAGGTTCGCAACAAGCGCGAGGCCAAGCAAAGATGGCTGCGCAGCAACCCGCCCCAACACCTACACAACCTGATGGATCACCTAAAGGTGGCGGCGATGGCAATGTTGTAAGTAACCAACAAACGGGGGCAGTATGAAGCGTCCCGATAACGATACAATAAAAGTGTTGGCTGCAGCTACGCGCCAACATCCAGCAATACTCTCCTGGTTCGATAGCTGGTATCAGCACGAGCTAGAGCAGTTGCCTAATATAGGCAGAGAGAACGTGACACGTTCACAGGGGCGGTGTCAAGTTCTCAAAGAGGTCAGAGACCTTTTAGAAAAGTCCCCTGAATATGCAGCACAGTCTTCCCCATGAGACAGCTGTTTAATTACGCATACCGATAGGAGCGTTTAACATGGCAATACCAGCGCAAGTTAGAAAACAGTCTGAGGCTGTTCAGAAATTGTATGATGATCTTAATGAAGATGTTACAGAACAGGATGTTGTATCCGAGGCTGTAGTTGAAAACATTAAGCCTGACCCAGTGGAAGACACCGACAGTGTAGAACAACAAGCAGTCGAATCTACTAATAACGAGCAAGTAAAAGTAGATGATGTAGATGAAGAAGAAACATTTGAGAAGAGATATAAGTCTCTTCAAGGAATGTATAATGCTGAAGTACCACGTCTTCACGCCGAAAAGCGTGAACTGGAATCGCGTGTTTCACAACTAGAAACGCTAATGACAACTTTAAGTGAGCCTAATGTAGCTTCTAATACAGCAGCGCAAGTCCTAGTGACAGATGCTGATGTTGAGGAGTATGGCGAATCTATTGATGTTATGAGGCGTGTAAGTCGTGAAGAGGCTGCAAGCCAGCAGTCGCGCATTGACCAGTTAGAAAATCTTGTACGAGGGATGCAAACCAGCGTAGTGCCGCAAGTGCAGCAACTACAGCATAGGCAAGCAGTTACCACGGAACAAGCGTTCTGGGCTGATATTCAGACCGCAGTACCTGACTGGCAGGAGGTTAACACAGACCCGGAGTTTCAATCCTGGTTGCTTGATGTAGACCCTTTAACAGGTATAAGCCGACAAACTTATTTGGATGACGCACAGCGTAATCTTGATTCGCGGCGTGTGACCAACTTCTTTTCTACATGGAAGACGCAAACTGGCCAGTCTGTTGCTCAACCCAGTCGGCAAGCTACTGCTAATTCACAACTTGAGAAACAAGTTGCTCCAGGACGAGGTCGTTCTAGCGCTACTAAAAACTCAGGTGAACCTGCTACTTACTCTTCAAACGATATTAAGAAATTCTTTTCTGATGTTCAAAAAGGTAAGTATAAAGGGAAAGAGCAAGAGCGTGACCGAAAAGAGCGTGACATTTTCGCTGCACAGCGGGAAGGTCGCATTGTCACTGCATAATTAAACATAGGAGCCAATCATGGCATTTCCAGTATCCCCAGGTAACCCGGCCTATTCGGGTAACTTTATCCCTGAAATTTGGTCAGGAAAACTAATTGAGAATTTCTACGATGCAACAGTATTGTCAGCAATCTCAAACACTGCTTACGAAGGTGAAATTCGTAATATGGGTGACACGGTAAATATCCGTACCACACCAGAAATCACTATTCGTGATTACGTTAAGGGTCAAACTTTATCAGTAGAGAACCCTGACAAAGCTAAGTTGCAACTTCTAATTGACAAAGGCGAGTACTTTGCCTGTGTTGAAGACGATGTTGATAACATTCAGTCTGACGTAAACTTAATGGACACATGGTCTAAAGACGCTTCTGAGCGTATGAAAATTAAGATCGACCAACGTGTTCTTACTGATATACTTCCAGATATTTCTGCACTTAATAAAGGCGCAACTGCCGGTGCAATTTCTGGTGATATTGATTTGGGTACGCAAGGCGCACCTGAAGCATTGACTACAAACAATGTAATTGATTTGATTGTTAATATGGGTACAGTATTAGATGAAGCTAATGCTCCTGAATCAGATCGTTACCTTGTAATTCCAGCTAAGATGGCTGGTTTAATTAAGCGTTCAGACCTTAAAGATGCGTCTATTACTGGTGATTCTACATCGCCTTTACGTAATGGTCGTTTAGGTATGATTGATCGGTTCACAGTTTACATGAGCCACAACATCAAGAAAACTGGTGCTAACTTTGACGTTATTGCTGGTCATAAAATGGGTTTCACTTTTGCATCACAGATGACAGAAATGGAAACTATTCGCTCCGAATCAACATTCGGCAATATTGTTCGCGGTTTACAAGTGTATGGTTACAAGGTTGTAAAACCTGAAGCTATCGCTCAAGCCGTTGTAACGCTTTAATCGGAGGTCTGAATTATGGCTACTTATACTGAAGGAACTGGTTTCAATAAAGGAACTGC